CTACCGAAGTTGAGCGTCTAAATGTTCACCATCCCAAGTGATACGCTTGAAAATAGCCTGCACAACTCTTCTTTTTCCGAATATATCTAGATCATCATACGAATTATTGAAGATATCTATATACTGCATAATCAGCTTTTTGTTTTCTTCTTCAAGTAGAGATAGGTCTTTTTCTTCCTCAATACTGGATAACTTTTTTCTCAACTCGTTAATTTGATTATCGAGTGTTTCTATTTGCTGAATTATATATGTTGAAGCTGTAGAGCCTTGATTTTCTGATAGCTGCATAGTTAAGTTTTCGATAGATTTTTTATTCTTTTCAATTTGGGACTCGATATTTTCCCTTTGATTTTCAACTTTGTTTCCGGACTTTCCTGTTTTCTTTTCTTGCTCTTTGAGTTGTTTCCACAGGGGCCCTTTTCTTTTCCCAGCTGCTTTGATAGCATTTTCGATTATCATATCCGCATCAGTACCATTTGCATTTTTCACATTACATCTAGTGCCTTTAGATTGCTCCTTCCTTCTGCATTTGTAATAGTAGTGTTTTACTTCTCCGCCAACGTATTTTAGAGTAATCCTCATCCTAGAACCACAAGAACAATAAAGGATAGGTCCTATTACTCCATGTTCTCCTGTGCCAGTCCTGGGAGCCTTCTTCGAATTTTTTTCTAGTGCCTCCTGGACTCTTGCCCATTTTCTAGAATCTATTATACCTTTATGCTTCCCCACAACAACTACCTGCTCCGATATATCTTTAATTTTATGAGCCTTATTTCGTCTATTTTGGTACTTATTATAGAGAAATATACCATTACCCCTATACTCATCTTTTTTATTCGCTATGTCGTATTCTCGACTCTCAAACCACTCAAATAAATAATCATCAGACTTGACATATACAGGATTAGTCAAAATAATTTTTAGTGCTGCCATATCGAAGTCATTACCGTTTTTGGACTTGATATTGCTTTCAAGGGTCCAAGAATGTAACTTAGAAATTGAATCAAACTCAAGATATTTCTTGAATAAAATTTCGACTAATTCTAATTCATTCTCTACAGGTATCAGATTAGTATAGCTTCTTTTCTGCATCTTATCATCGAAATAACTTTCTCTTTCTCCCTTGAAACCAGTAGGGGCTTTTCCTCCTAACCACCTACCAGTACGAGCCAGTCGCATCATATTATCTTTAATACGCTCCGCGATAGTCTCCCTTTCAAGTTGTGCAAATACAGAGGATATGTACATCATAGCCCGTCCCATAGGGGTAGATGTGTCAAATTGTTCCTTGATAGACACGAAAGCAACGTCGTTTTCTTCAAGGACTTCCATGGTAGAGGAAAAGTCTACAATACTTCTGCTGATACGATCTAGTCTATAACAAACCAAAACATCAAAATGTCCTTTCTTAATACTTTCCATCATCTTCTGAAATTGAGGTCGGTCTGTATTGCCGCCGCTAAATCCTTCATCCTCAAAAACTATTGATTCCGAACTAGGAAAATGAATGTTGATATACTCTCTACACATTTGAATTTGATTTTCTACTGAATCTCCCTTGCCTGTGAACTTTGATTTCCTTGAATATATAGCTATCTTCATAATGTATCCCCCGAAGTTTTTAATTTAATTATAACAAAAGAAAAAGCCCTTGTGGGCTTAGTTATTAAATGCAGGATGCTCCCAGTAGTCATTAGCTATCTTAGGAATGTTGTTATAATCAAAATTGCTCCAATTAATTTTATTTGCTATTTCTTTATTTATACTAACAATCATTACGTTTTTTGTTTCTTCATTGCCGTATGTATCAACTAGTGGTAATTGCCAAATAAGAGTAACTTCTTCTATTTCATCGTGATTATATAACTCTTCTAAAATTTCTACAGAATCTTTATGTATAGTACTTTTTGTCATATTAGTTGTTAGATTTTCATTAGCTACTAATGTAATATCTATTGTTTTATTGTCATTTTCTAAATCTTCTATTGTTATATCAATTATCCTGTCATGCTTCATATTTGTCTGTTCCCCTAAATTATCGACGATGATATTTTTAACAATATCATTTATAGTCAATTCTATTTCTTCTACAATATCTTCCACTTCTCCTGTGTCAATTTCCGAAGATGCAGGATTTTCTTGAGGTACTTCTTCATCATCTGATAAGATTCCACCAATAGCGGCTAAGACCAAGAAAATCATAATTCCTATAAACCATTTCTTTTTGTAAAAAGGTTTTTTCTCTGACATTTTTTTATTTCTCCTTCCTTTTTTATATATTATAGGCTAAAAACAAAGGTCTTTAGTCCTATTTATCTATTTTTGCCCGCTAAAAGTTCTGAAAGTTCGTACAATGTAATAAACGGGGTGATTCCAATGCGCACATAAAAAATTAATATTTTCATTGTTTTTAATAGAAGAAAATGCTAAAATAAAAACAGAACATATGTTTGGTGCGTTTTTCTTAAAAAGGGGGAATGTTCATGCAAAATTTATATGATTACATATATGATGAAACATTCGATTTAAACGATGAAGAATTCAAAGAATTTATAGACTCATATTTAATTGATTCATTTGTCTCTATATCTTTTGAGCGTAGCCTTGAAAATATCCATTAGATATTCAATTGTATCTTCGTCAACAACATCGTCCTCTTTGATGATGTTGTTTTTTATTAGAGCGTTCTTTAAATATTCTATTCTTTCTTCTTTAGTCATTTTATATTTATTTTGTTCTCTAGTTCTGTATTGAGAAGATTCTTCTTTGACTATATCATCTAAATACCCCGCTTCTTCCATAAGCTTTGCATAAGCTACACCTAAAGGACCTGAAATTTTCTTCAATGTATCAGGAGAAGGTTTTTTTCTTTCGCCTGATTCTATTTTAGAAATTTCTGTATTACTAACTCCAGAATACAAAGATAATTGCCTTTGAGACATATCCTTTTTTTCGCGAGTACTTCTTATAAACTCACCTAAACTCAATTTTATCACCTCTAATATATATTGTAACCGTTGTGTTTCCAATCGGAAATAGAAAAAATATTTTTTTTAAAAAAAACGTAATTAATAGTTGACAGTTGGAACGACGTATAGTAGAATGTAATTAATAGATGACATTGATAGATTACAATAACTTTAGAAGGGAGGGAGTAGTATGATTCCAAACACTAGATACATTTTAAAACTAATGCAAAAGAAAAATTGGAGTGATGCCGATTTAGCTAGGCAAATGAAGGTTGATAAATCAACTGTTTCAAGATTTTTTAACGGACAGCGTGGAGCAGGAAAAACTTTTATTGCTGGCCTAATAAGAGCATTTCCAAGTGAGTCAATTGACAAGCTGTTTTTTTTAGAAAGACCGTCATCTATTGTTGACACCAAAAGAGTTAATTAAATATCGAAAGGGGACTGATGATGAAAGAATTACAGATTTTTAAAAACCAAGAATTTGGACAAGTAAGGGTTTTAGAGAAAGATGGAGAACCGTGGTTTGTGGCAAAAGATGTGTGTGAGATTCTGGAAATAAAGAATACTACAGATGCATTAAAAAGACTAGATAATGATGAGGTGACTAGATTGAATCTAGGGGGCTTATCTGGAGATTCAAACTTAGTAAATGAATACGGATTATACAGTTTAGTTTTAGGAAGCAGAAAGAAGGAAGCGAAAAAATTCAAAAGATGGATCACGCATGAAGTAATTCCTAGCATAAGAAAACATGGGGCCTACATGACTACGGAAACAATAGAAAAAACTCTAAACGACCCCGACTTTATTATCGGACTAGCCACAAAGTTAAAAGAGGAACAGGAAAGAAACAAGATGCTACAAGATAAAATTGTAGAGGACAAACCTTTTACTAACTTTGGAAAATCAATAGCTCATTCAAGTGATTGTATCACTATAGGAGAGTTTGCAAAAGTGCTAAGAAATAAAGGGATAAACATTGGCAGAAATAGACTGTTCGATTGGTTAAGAGATAATAGTTTCTTAATCAAGACGGGTAGAGAAAGAAATAATCCTCAACAAAGATATGTCGAGCAAGGATTGTTTCAAATAAAAGAAAGTGTTATTCATGCTATCGATGGAGATATGGTTAGGACTACAACACTTTTAACTGGAAAAGGTCAAATGTATTTTCTTAATAAACTTCAACAAATAGCTTCATAGTACAATCCAGCAACAACATAGTATATACGGGGGTGGGTGATATGGAGCTAAGAATAATCCCAGGGACTAAAACTATAGAAGAACATCTTGCTATTTTCATGGCAAATGAAATAGACAGGAAAATATCTGACTTACCGCATCAAGTACAGAAGAATATTTATAAGAATGTACTTAAGGAGTTAGAAAAGGATGTTAGAGAGGAGGAATAACCATGAAGCTATTCCTGTTTTAGAAGAGGTTTAAAGGCGGGACGATATCGGACAGGCATATCAGACGATGCCTAGGGGTGAATTATTAAATTAATTATAACATCAAAATAGCGGTTGTGCTTTGCAAAGTGTGCAATTGCAGAAATTGCAAAAAGGAGGGTTTGATATGGAGAAAACACAAGCTATCGGATACATGATAATGGCAGCTAAAGATATGGGGCTAGACAAAGAAACAATCAACAAGTTGAAAATAAAAATGGAAGAAAACATAGACACGTGGACAGAAGAATTTGCAGATAGTGAATATGAGGGTTTTATATAGCGACATGGTTTTTAGAAAATGCGACAAAGAGAAAGGGTGAGAAAATGAAATATTTAGTGTTGTGTAATAGACACAATAGTATTTATGGTGATAATTGGGGTTTATTTTGGGGATTTAGAGAGAGTGAGGGGGGTTATACATCTGATTTAAGGGTTGCACATAGATTTACCGAAGAAGAAATTAAAAAATTTCAAGATGATAAAGATGATATACCAATACCTATAGATGTATTATGCATATCAGAAAAGTATGAAAGTGAAGAAACTATAAATAAAAACATATCGGTGTTAATAGAGAAAGGCACTTTAAATAAATTACTAGACTTAAAATTAAAGCCTTTATTTAAGGAAGAAGAAGTATGCTGTGATGATTGTGAACACACAGAAAATGAAGGTGGAGAAGGTTTTAATTATTGCACAAATGATGAAAGCGAATATTATGGTGATTGCGTTCAAGACTTATGCACTTCATGTAATTGCTTTGAGCCTGCATAGTGTGTCGCATTTCAAAATCAAGTTGCAGCTATTTTTAATTATATGTAACTAAGCGAGGTGAGAACATTGAAGATAATTAATAAACTTAGAAAAATGTCTAGTAAAGAATTAGCTGAATTTTTTCATTACAAAATTACTTCTAGTGATTGCTGTGATTGTATACTTAATAACCTTGATAAAATGAAGTTTTGCAAAAGAGAAGAAAGAGGTTGTATAGAGAGCATACAAACTTACTTAGAAAGTAAAGAAGATTAGTACACATTACAATTACTAGATGTTATTAAATATAAACCAAAGAAAAAGAGAGGAGATTGATAAAAATGACTATAGGTCAAGCAATTAAACAAGTGAGAGTTGAGAAAGGTTACAGATTGGAGGATATTGCAGTAATGACAAACTTAGATACAAGCACTATAAGCAGGATAGAGAGTAGGGATAGGGTGGATTTGGACAAGGTGGTATCCATAGCGGAGGTATTAGGTAGTAATGAACCTTTAAAAGCAGCTTGCCAAAACTGCCCTGTAGCCAAGCAACTTTACGATTGTGATTGTCTATCGAATAAGAAATTACTGAATTAAGGGGGATATTATGGGGATTTGGGTTAGAAGTCAAGATAGAAAATGTTTAAAGCAGTGTAATAATTTATTTGTTTTAGGGAAAAGCGTTTGTGAAGATGATTACAAAAACGAAGATATACAACCATATTTGGTGTTAGGAGAATATGCAACAAAAGAAAGAGCAATGGAAGTGCTAGAAACTATTCAACTACTAATAGAAACAGGTGTTAAAAGTATTAAAATGCCAAAGGAGTGAAAACCATGAGGAAATACGTATTAGTAGGCACTGTTAAAGAATTTAAGGAGTACTTACAGCAGGAAATGAGAAAAGCCCATGCCGGGAAGCAATAAGGGCTTTAGAAAATCTTATTAAGTAGAGTATACCATATCGGGGAGGTAAAAACAATGATAAACACATATGTACACATTATGTTAGATAGAGAAGAAAAAATTGAAATAAAAGTATCGGATGAAAGAGAAAGTGAAGGTAGAAAATACAGAGTATTAAATATACAAGAAAACCTAATTTTCATGACGGATGAACAACTTGAAAAATTACTAACTACTATAGATGAAGCCTTAAACGAGGTTACTATCAATGATTTAGAAAATCGCATTGCAGAGTTAGAAGATCAGTTGCATGATGATAACTTCCACCTAAGGAAAAGACTCGAAGAAGCGGAATATCACAGGGACAGCTTATTAGAAAGGAGAGGTGCATAGTGGATGCAAAACATCTAACTGTAGTACATCAAAATTTGAATACATTGCTTAAAGCTAAAGCAGATGCGTTACCAAAGGGGTTTAATCAAACGAGGTTTTTACAAAACTGCATGACAGTCCTGCAGGATACCAAAGATATTGAATCGGTAGAACCGAAGAGTGTGGCTAGAACAATGTTGAAAGGTGCTTTTCTAGGATTAGATTTTTTTAACAAAGAATGCTATGCCATTGTTTATAACAAGAAGGCAGGGAATTCATGGATTAAAACATTGGAATTTCAAACGGATTATAAGGGCGAAATTAAACTGGCTAAAAAATATAGTATCAACACTATTAAAGATATATATGCAAAGTTAGTCAGGGAGGGTGATGAGTTTGAAGAGGGAGTCAAAGATGGTAAGCAAGTTATCAACTTTAAGCCCAAACCTTTTAATAATAACAAAATATTAGGTGCATTTGCTGTGGCATATTACGAAAATGGCTCCATGATCTATGACACCATGAGTGTAGAAGAGATAGAATCTGTAAAAAAAGCATATGCAAAAGCAGATAAAGAAGGCAAATATTCTAAGGCATGGATTGAGTCTACTGGCGAAATGTACAAGAAAACAGTTTTAAGAAGGCTTTGCAAACTAATTGAGCTTGACTTTGACACTATAGAGCAGAAACAAGCTTTTGACGAAGGTAGCGGCATGGAGTTTAAGCAAGAGGGCAAGACAGACAAGCCTAAATCTTCACTAGAAGCTGAATTTGTAGAAGCAGAATATGAAGAAGTGGAGGAGAGTGAGACTAGTGAAGTTGTTGAGGAATGATTATTTTAGTACTGAGGCTAATCGCAAATTTATGTCGGTTAGCCAGTACAAAGCCTTTTTAGATTGCGAAGCTAGGACCATGGCAGAACTGAACAAAGAACATCATAGAGAAGAAAAGGAATGTTTTATTGAGGGGAAATACTTACATGCTTGGAATGAGGGCAAGTTAGAAGAATTTAAACTAGAAAATCCCAGTCTAAATTCTTCCAGGGGAGAAACCAAAGGACAGTTAAAAGCTAATTATAAAATTCTCAATGAAATGATCAAAACTTTAGAAACAGATAAGTTATGCATGATGGCACTCGAAGGAGAAAAAGAAGTCGTTATGACCGCAGAATTATTCGGTATTCCGTGGAAAATCATGATAGACAACTATAACCCTTCTAAGAAACGTTTCAGCGATTTAAAGGCCGTTCAGAGCCTCCATAAGCGGCATTATAATCACAAGGAAGGTATAAGCCAAAACTTCGTTGAGTTTTACGGATACACCACTCAAATTGCTGTCTATAGTGAAGTGATTAGGATTAGCACCAGTATGGTTGATTACATGGAAGGGTTATTGGTGGCAGCTACAAAAGAAAACCCACCAGATAAGGCTGTCATAAGCTTTGACGTTGACACGATAGAACACGAGTTGATGAAGATTGAAAGCAACATCGAAAGGATTATAAAAGTTAAGAATGGAGATTTGGAGCCAGAGAGTTGCGGCAGGTGCGATTTTTGCAAATCTAACAAAAAGTTAACTGGGGTTATTCATTACTCTGAATTATAGAATTATAGAAGGAGGTTTAATATGATGTTCAAACATTGGAGCGACATTTATCCTCATAATGTAAATGCAAGTGTCCTACTGCTGGATGGGAAAATATACAATTGGAAAATCGGGAATCAATGGTGGGAGGATCCTGCTTATGTAAAAGTTAGGCTTTCAGATTATATAGAGAAGAAAGATAGATTTACTGTAAAAAACAAAGCATTTCAAGTAAATAACGATTTTGAGCACAATAGAATATTTGAGCACGATGCAAAGGAATGGTTTAAACAATTTGAAATACATGAAAAACACATAGGTTCGCCACCATTTTAATCGGTAATTAAGGGGGAATTTCATGAGAGAGAAGATTAATGTTTTAAGGGGGAGGGGGGAGTAGATGAAGGAAGCTTATTATTTTTCACATGATAGCAATGCAAGGCATGACCCTAAAATTTTAGCAATGAGAAGTGTCTATGGTTCAGAAGGTTATGGCTGGTACTGGATGATCGTGGAGCTTCTTCGAGAGCAAGAAAACTATAAATTAAAGCTTAACAAGCATATCTATAATGCATTAGCAATGCAGATGCAATGCACCGCAGAGCAAGCGCAATGCTACATAAATGATTGCATAAATGACTTTGAATTATTTGCTAGTGATGACAATTTTCTATGGTCAAACTCATTACTAAAGCGTATGCAAGTTAAGGAGCAAAAGTCAGAAAAAGCCAGGAAAGCAGCAGAGGCGCGTTGGAATAAACCAAGTGATTCCAATAGCTTTGATAACGCAAAAGAAGAAGAAGAAAATATAGATGCAGATGCAATGCAACCGCAATGCAACCGCAATGCTATAAAAGAAAAGAAAAGAAAAGAAAGTAAAGAAAATAAAAGTAAATATACTAATACCTTTGAGCATCTTTGGAGCTTATATCCTAGGAAGAAAGGAAAGGGGCAAGTAAGTGATACTAAAAAGAAAGAACTTCACGAGATAGGCATTGAGCATCTCGAAAGATGTATTAGTAGATTTAAGCAGGATATGATGAGGGAAAACCGACCTATAGAAAAATATCCTTATGGATCGACCTTTTTTAATAGCGGCTATGTAGATTATCTAGATGAAAATTACACGAATGAAATAGTAGCCAGTTGCGAGAAAGGTGGTGGGAAAATTGGAAACGAGCAGCCTTCTAATGAAAAAAGTTCAAGAGCGCCTAGATTCGATAAAAGCAAATACCTTGCAACAGGAGGAACAGGAGAACCTAAAGACTACGGAGACCTTATATAGATGTCCTAAATGTCAAGATAGAGAATTTATAATCAATGGGAATTCTGCTAGACCTTGCGAGTGTCAAGAGTTGCGTCGATACGAAAGAATACTTGAAGCATCGGGCATATCACAGGCTTTTAAACAAAAGACGTTTAAAAATTTCAGCGCAGATAACAAATCAAACGAAATTAAGATAGCAAAACAGACAGCTATGGAATATGTCATGGGTTTTGAAGAAATATCAAAACAAGTTAGCAACTCTATAGCATTTTTAGGGCAAGTTGGATCAGGTAAAACCCACTTATCCATAGCTATAGCAAATAATCTAATGAAAAAGCTGGTGCCAGTGCTTTATATGCCATATCGGGATGTCATTACACACCTTAAGCAATGCATAACTGATGAAGTAAACTATCAAAGGGAAATCGCTAAGTATAAAACAGCTAGCGTATTGATGGTAGACGATCTTTACAAAGGCAGAATTTCTGCATCTGATACTAATATTATGTTTGAAATTATCAACTACAGATATCTTAAAGGTTTGCCTGTCGTTATTTCCAGCGAACTTAACACAGATAAAATACTAGACATTGACGAGGGTATCGGCAGCAGAATAATACAAATGTGCAAAGGTCGGTTGATTGAATTGCAAGGAGCAAATCTTAACCATAGGCTTACTAGTTAGTATTACTGATAATGCATCTTGGTAGGCAGGGGAGGATATGACGTAGCATTTAGATTATACGCAACAAAAGGAGTGATTAAATTTGAATATAGTATCTTTCGGAGGCGGTACAAATAGTACAGCTATGCTAATAGGAATGTATGAGAGAAAAATACCAGTTGATTTAATTTTATTTGCAGACACTGGAGCTGAAATGCCATATACATATAAATACGTGGAGATTATGAATAGATGGCTAAAAAATCACGATATGCCAGAAATAACTGTTGTTAGAAATTTAGACGAGGATGGAAATAGAGTAACCTTAGAAGAACATTGTCTGCATTATAAAAATCTTCCGTCTATAGCGTATGGTCGCAAGCAATGCTCTGTAAGATTCAAAGTTGCTCCACAGGACAAATTTTGCAATAACTATGAGGCATTTAAGCAAATATGGAGCAATGGTGAGAAGGTGAATAAATATATAGGTTATGATGCTGGTGAGGAACGCAGAAAGTCAAATGCTTTTGTATATGATCTTCAAGACAAAAAATATAAAAAAGTATATGCATTAATCGATTGGGGATGGCACAGGGAAGATTGCATCAGAAAAATACAAGAATACAGACTACCATTGCCAGGTAAATCTTCTTGCTTCTTTTGCCCAAGCATGAAAAAGCATGAAATTAAAAAGCTTAAAAAAGAGCACCCAGAACTATACAGCAGAGCGATAAGCATAGAAAGAAATGCAAAAGGCAATCTTTTGACGATTCAAGGACTCGGAAGAAATTATAGTTGGGAAGACTTTATCAATGGGGTTGAATCACAAGTATCTATATGTGGTGTTCTAGGAGAGTTGGATATAGCTTGTGATTGCTACGATGGTTAAGTCGTATAACAAATATGGGAGGTAATAAAAAGTGAAAATAGGCGAGTTAGATATGTGGTGTGGCGAATGCACTTAATAGACTATTGTGGAGAACCTTATTCTGATATTACAATATGTTGCGAAGAAAGATTTAAAGGTATAGATGAAAAAATGCTATATGAATTACTTGAAACATCTAGTAAAAAAAGCATAAAAGCAAGATTAAACGATGCTTACAAAAAAATTGTATTGGAGGGTTAAACATGGAAGATTACAGGGATTGTCTAGCGTGTGGACATTCAATGCTAACGGATTGTGACGATAGATTATATTGCGTTCTGCACGAGAAAATCGTTAGAGAAGATGACGTTTGTACGGAATTTAAGGAGGAGGGTTAAAAAATGGGTAAAAACTGCGACAACTGTTTCTGGGCAGATAGTTACGGCGCGTTTTGTGTATACGAGTTAAACAGGCCATCTAATAATTTCTGTAAAATGCACTCTTCCAAGTGCGAATGCGGGCATAAAGCTGAATATACGTATAATGGAAAGTTAATTTGTTCAGATTGTTTGTTAGAAAAATTTAGCGTAGAAAGAAAGTCTTTCACGATGACAAATTATTACTATAACGGGGACTATCTAGGAAATGACGAAGTCTTAGATGAAGTTATTTGCAACTTAGATGAAGATATTGAAAAACTAGATTAGTTGCATATAACAATTATGGGAGGTTGAAAGAATTGAAAAGCCAGAGGGGGATTCGTAGGGCATGAACCAACAAGCATGGAATCTAGCAAAACAAATAGCAGACAACAGTATAGACGGACGAGATTATCATGAGTTATTAGGCGGTGGGATAGAGTTGATTGAGAAGGAGGGGGAAAATAATGCCTGATATGGCTAAAGTAAGAGAATTTTTAGAAGTAATGAATCGGATAGCAATATACCTAGATGATGATGAAATAAGCGATATAGGATTAATTTTACTTAGGGCAACAAAGAGGATGGAGAAAGAGACAAAGGAGAGTGAAAAGGAATGAATACAGTAGTTATGATTGGTCGCATGGCAAAAGACCCTGAATTACGCTTCACAGCAAGCGGAAAAGCAGTAGCTGCCTTTAGCATAGCAGTTAATAGACCTTTTTCAAAAACAAATGAAGCTGATTTTTTCAACGTTGTAGTATGGAAAAAAACTGCGGAAAACTGTGCAAACTACTTAGCTAAAGGGAGATTAGTAGGCATTGAGGGAAGGTTGCAGACGAGATCCTACGAAACTCAAAATGGTGAAAAAAGGTATGTTACGGAGATTGTAGCTAACCAAATAGAATTTTTAGAGTGGGGCAAGAAAGAATCTCAAGAAGATTTCAACGGTAAATTGAGTGATTCCGACATTGACTTAGATGATTTTCAAGTTATAGATGATTCGGATGAATCTGTTCCATTCTAAGACACAGCATTTTGATTAGGCGAAATAAATAAGGAGGTAAATATTAATGAAAAATGAAAAATGGTATGTTCTTAAACGTGGGTCAATTAATAATACTAAAAAGAAAAATGGACTTGCACAGGCTTGCGTAATGGGTAATGAGGGCATTGCTCTTACTAAAGATGATTGTGGAGAGATTCTTTGTGAAGGTGATTACAAAACTTGCGAAACCTATTACAGTAATTGGGTTAGAAAACACAATTAAGTCGCATTACAATATTAAGGCGAAAGGGGAATCACCATGCTACCAAGCAAAGAAGAATTCAAACGTGAAATATTTGCAAGGAAAGCAAAACGAGAGAAGAAAAAGGAAACAGAATACAGTATGTATCTGTATGAGCAAAAGCAAAGGGCAAAACAGTGTTATAGGGGATTTGGTAAGAAGTATAGAGGGGGAAATTAAATGATTGATATAAAACTACCGGTGCTGGAGAAAGACCACGACTGGAATGAACATTTGAAGAAGCTTAGAGAGGAATCGTATGAACTAAGGACGGCTATAGAGATACTAGACTACTCTTCAAAATGCAAAGACAAAACTGTATTGAAGGATGAACAGGCGGCGGCAGAATGTGTATTGAGTGAGGCATTAGATGTTATACAGGTTGCTATAGGCATCATTGAAAAGATACTAGAAAAGTATCCCAAAGCTTTAAAATCTGCTGTGATGATGCATGTTGAGAAGCTTAAAGGCCGAGGGTGGAAGTTTAGGAAGATGTTGAAAATAGAGGAAGAATAGGGGGGATTTGATGGGGTAAGAACTTATAACGCAGGTAAGAAGTGGACAGACGAAAAAGAAGCTTTGCTAATCAAGTTAATTAAGCGGGGAGCATCTATATTCACCTTTGGAATCATTGAATATGAAAACGGGGTAGTCACTGAATGTTATCCTTATGAAATTAAATTTACAGATGGAAAATTTAAAGAATATTACTTTACGGATTAAATAGCATAACAATTATCTAGGCGCAGTAAAAAAAAGGTGGGATGATATGAGTCTATTAGAAGAAATACTCAAAGATAAAAACAACGAACCGCCATGTAACAATTGTGAACATCTCGTATTTCCTAAAAAAAATTTACCATTTTGTAAAGTAAAAGATAAAATCATACTTCCTAGTTTTCCTCCTAATGAATGTGAATTGCAAATAGAAAGGGTGGAGTAGATGAAACAAAATATAAATACAGAACAATTGAACACATATTTAGAGTTAAAAGTAGAAAATGGAGTTGCTAATCTAAATTTTGAAAAGCAAAGAAAATTAAATAAAGCACTTGGAATTGAAAGCAAAAGAAATTATCCTCCTACTCACTTAATCGACATAGGTAAAATGATTGAGATATTAGAAAAAGAGTGCATTTTAGTAGCTTGTACATTTAGCAATACAGAGTGGGTTGTTTACATTAAACTCTATAAAGAAGATGAAATTATAGAACTAGATTTCAAAAAGCATGTACTATGTGATGCACTATGGAAAGCCATTAAACAAGTATTATAAGGCGGTGAGCCTATGAACGAATATGCGGAGATACTGAAATACAAAAGTACAGATAAAGGGACTATGCTTGTAGTCGTAGTCCCTGATAAAGATATAGGAGATTATCTCAAGAGATTTGCCAAGGATGGATTACTACTGCATGGAAAGCGGAGAAGAACATTTTAGTTTGGCAGATTGCTCTATGACCACAGCTAGGCACTATATAAGCTATTTAATTGAGTTTTGCTTCCAGTGGGATATTTCTTTTATGGGAAAAGGATTAGATAGGACGGATGATATAGACAGGTATTTGTGGGCTTGCATCAAGTTTAAAAAATGCAGTCTCTGCGGAAAGCCTGCCGATATTCATCATTGGGATGCAATAGGTATGGGAAATGATAGAAAGACCCTAGATGATAGCTTGCATAGAAAAATAGCGTTATGCCGGGAGCATCATACTGAGGTACACACTATTGGAAGAGATAGTTTCGGAGCTAAGCATAAAGTTTATGGGATTATCTTTACTGAGGATTAAGGGGGAAGCTAATGGATACTCAAGAAATTCAAGAAAGATTTGGAATGAGTGGGATTGAAATAACAGAAGAAGAAGCAAGACAAACGCTAAAAACATTAGAAAAACTTGCAGAAGATTACAAAATTTTAACATCAGATGTTTGCGAAGTGCTTAATAAATTAATAAATGCATTACGCACATTTTTTAAAAGCAATACCCTTGAAGAATTAAATAAATTATTACTGGAATTCCAAGAAAGACCTAAAGCAATCCACGATACACCATATAGACCTAAAGTAATATTTCGGATATTATGCAACAAGCCGAGGATATGCTGCATTAGAAATCGATTGTAGGAGGAGTCTAAATGTGCTATAGAATGGAGTGTGTGAAACAGTGTGACGTATATAAGAAGCAAACTTGTCAGTATAAACTAAATAAAAAACAACTTGAATATAAAATGAGGATTAAAAGATATACCTGCATGGATTGCGGAGAGAAGATGATTAAGGCTAGATACGGAGGAATTGAGACAATGATTTGCACACATTGCAATCATATTTTGCAGGAGGTGCAAAGGGAGTACGGGAGGGGGATTGCATAATGAATAAAGGGATAAAAGCTTATATAGAATCGGAATTAAGATATTATAATCAAAGCAAGAAGGATTTAGAAGAAATACGGGAGGAGATTATTGAGAGTAGTCCAATAAACGACGGTACAGGGATAAGGAGTTGTAGCACAAGTGATACGGTGTGCAAAAAGGTAATACGATTAATTACAAATAAAAGGTTAAAAAGATTAGAGGAAACCATAAGAGCGATAGACACGGTATTAGATCAGTTAGATGAAACAAAACATAGGTTAATAGAAATGAAGTATTGGAGAAAGCCGAACTATCTGAACGATGCAGGAATAGCACATGAATTATGTATAGACAGAGTAACCTTATACAGATGGAAAGAAGGAATATTGCTAGCAATAGCAATCGAACTAGGGTTAGTAGAGGATAAGGAGATTAAAAATGAACATTAAAATTGATATGTCTTTACAAAAAGGTTTGTGTTTATGCCCTTACTGCTTAGGAACAGGCAAACTAAAAGCTATGCAAAATGCAATGACTTATGATGCGGGTACTATAAGATACAAAGATACGTTAGTTAAGTGCAATCATTGTAATGGAACTGGACTACTCAAGTAAAATTAAGTCGCATCACAATAAAAACCTGCAACAATCTTGCAACATTCAAGGGGGAAAAATCAAATATAATGATATTATAGAAAAATATGACATCCCCTAAACCTCATCGAGATAAATCGGTGGGGTTTTCTCTTATGGAGGAATAACCATGAAAAATCTTATAGATCAGTTAGATAAACAAGAAGAAGCTAAAGAGAAAAGGAAACAGAAGAAAAGTGAAAAGCATTTCTGCTTCAAATGTCCTTTTAGCAGATGGACAGGAATAAAGTACACATGCGGATACGGAGCAGGGTGTTATATGTTGGAATAGAGGTGGTGGTATGCCGAGGGCACCAGATTATGAACTAGCTGAAAAAGATTATATGCTAGGAATGAAATACAAAGATATAGCCGAAAAATATAATGTCAGCATTAACACCGTTAAGTCATGGAAAACCAGATATAAGTGGAGTAGAAAAGGTGTGCGTACAAAAAAAGAAAAAGTGTGCACACAAAAAGAGGATGCACCTATAGCTAAAGCTATTAAAAATATAGTCGAGAATGAAGAGGCAGAGTTAACCGATAAGCAAAGGTTATTCTGTCTTTTTTATGTAAAGTATTGGAATGCAACCAAGGCCTACAAGAAGGCATATGATTGCTCATATCAAGTAGCTAATACAAATGGCTCTAGACTGCTAGTAAAGGCTAGTGTTAAAAGTGAGATAGAGCGGCTAAAGAAAGAGATAAGAGAAGGATTTGCAATAGAACCCATGGCGATATTACAAAAGTATGCAGACATAGCCTTTGCTGATATAACTGACTTCGTTGAGTTTGGCAAGAAGCCGATTATAGTAGGCCATAGTGAAGATGGAACTCCTAAAGAGATAGAATTAAACTATGTAGACTTCAAGAATAGCACCGAGATAGATGGAACTTTAGTAAGTGAAGTTAAGCAGGGTAAAGAAGGAGTGTCCATTAAGCTAGTTAGTAAAGAAAAAGCATTTGAAAAACTGGAAAAATACTACGACCTTATTCCAGATACTTGGAAGCGTAAGATTGAGGAAGAAAAACTAGCTATCCAAAAGCAAAAGATTGAGGAAGAAGAAGGAACAACGGAAAGCGACGGTTTCCTAGAAGCTTTAAAAAGAGAAGTAAGCGAGGTCTGGAACGATGTTGAAGAAGATTAAACAAGCAGTATTCAAATTCAGACCATTTTCTATAAAACAGAAAAAAATACTTACTTGGTGGTTGCCTAATTCCCCTGTGAAGGACAAAGAAGGCATTATAGCCGATGGTGCTATCAGAAGTGGTAAAACACTTTCAATGTCATTGTCGTTCGTTATATGGGCTATGGAATCCTTTAATCAAGAAAATTTCGGCATGTGCGGAAAAACCATAGGCTCGTTTAGACGTAATGTTCTGTTTTGGCTTAAACTCATGCTAAAAGCCAGGGGATATAAGGTTAAAGACCATAGAGCAGATAATCTTGTTATTATCACATGCAATGGAGTATCTAATTATTTTTATATATTTGGCGGTAAAGATGAGAGATCCCAAGACCTCATTCAAGGTATTACACTAGCAGGTGTATTCTTTGATGAAGTTGCTCTAATGCCTGAATCATTCGTCAGCCAAGCTACTGGACGATGCTCTGTAGAAGGTTCTAAATTTTGGTTTAACTGTAACCCAGCTGGACCGTATCACTGGTTTAAAATTAACTGGATAGATAAGGCGAAGGACAAAGGATTAATATACCTTCACTTCACCATGGACGATAATCTAAGCCTTAGTGAGAAAATTAAAGAACGTTACCGCAGTATGTATTCAGGAGTATTTTTTAAGCGTTATATATTGGGACTTTGGGTAATGGCCGAAGGCTTAATATACGATATGTTCAACGAGGATATTCACAAGAAGCCTACTGAACCCCGGGAATACACTGAGTATTATGTGTCGTGCGACTATGGTACTTACAATGCCTTTGCATTAGGCTTATACGGAAAGTATAAGGGAATATGGTATAAGGTAAATGAATATTACTATGATGGACGAAAGAAAGGCACTCAAAAGACAGATGAAGAGTATTACCAGGAGCTAGAAAGCTTCATCGGTAAAATGAAGGTTAAAGGTGTAATAGTAGACCCTTCTGCATCGAGCTTTATTACCCTTATAAAGAAAAAAGGTAAATTCAGAGTAATCAAGGCTAAAAATGATGTACTGGAGGGTATTAGAAATATGGCTACAGCACTTAATAATAAAATATTGTTATTTAACGATTGTTGCGCGAACTCCTTTAGGGAGTTTTCTTCATATGTGTGGGATGAAAAGGCGGCAGAACGTGGTGAGGATAAACCTAAGAAAGAAAATGACCACACAAAAGACGAAGAGAGATATTTTGTTAATACAATTATGTTCAATAAAAAAGAGTTGAAAGCAGTACAAAGTCTGTATTAGGCAGGTGAGAGAATGCAAGAAATAATCAATAAACTAAATGCAGAAGCTGGCATGATAACAAGCGAGATTATAAAAGACATCATAGAAGATCATGCAGCAGAAGCGACAAGAACTAAGAAGCTATATGAGAGATACAAGGCAAGCAAAACAGGAGTACCAATATTCTCTAGGGAATTTGACAGCAATCAAGCTGCAAACAAGATCAATAACAAGATCAATAACGACTTCTTCTCTGAAATCGTTGATACGAAAACCGGGTACATGCTTGGAAATCCTATCAGTTATCAACTTGATAAGGCAGACAAAAAAGCGAAAACAGAAATTACCGACTTCAACCTGAGAAACAATATCGATGATTTAGACAGTGAGACAGGCAAATTAGCTACCATATGCGGAAAGGCTTATAGGCTACTATACATTGACAGCGAGGGCAAGGAAAGGGCTATGCTACTTCCACCTTGGGAAACTGTGTTGATATATGACAGGAGCATAAACGAGCCCCAATTCGGCATGAGATACTACACTATAAGCGACAATAGCACAGATAGGACTAGAGTAGAATGGTACAACAAAACAAATGTGACTTATTACATAGAGGTAGATGGAGTGTTTGTATTAGACACAACCGAATCAGTGAACCCACAACCCCATATGTTCGAGGATATCCCAATTATTGCCTTTCTAAACAACGAGGAAGAGCAAGGGGACTGTGATAAGGTACTAGCTTTGATAGATGCATATGATAGGGCTTTATCAGATGTGAATAGCGAAATAGAAGCGTTTAGATTAGCGTATATGGCCTTCTATGGAGTTGAGCCTACACTTGAAACAATAGAAATAGCTAGACAAACAGGTGCATTTGGATTTCCAGAAGGAACAGACGGGAAATTTTTAACAAAAGACTTAAACGATTTACCTGTTGAAAATCATCTTAACAGGCTAGAACAGAACATATTAAGGTTTGCTAAAAGTGTTAACTTTGGCGATAAAGAATTTGCTGGAAATAGTAGCGGTGTGGCCTTAGGGTACAAACTGATGTCGCTTGATAACAAAGTATCTACTGCTACAAGGAAATTCTCAACAGGACTAAGACAACAATTCAAGGTATTGGCTACAGCATGGGCCACAAAGGGTATACAGTTAAATTACCTTGATGTATTTTTTGGTTTTACGCCTAACTTACCGACTGATTATGCGGCAGAAGCTGACACGACAGGTAAATTAAAAGGGTTAGTATCGGAGAAAACCAGAATAGGACTTCTTTCTTTTGTGGACGATGTCGGGTTTGAGCAGGAAGAAATGGCAAGAGAAAGTCAAAGCATGGTTGATTTAGATGATTTTGAGGACGATGAGGACGATGAGGGGGATGAAGATTAATGGAATATATTAAAAGAAAAACTGAATACCTGGGTGAATATTCAATAGAAAAAGAAGAAATATTCAGAGGTGAGGTTAAAGAAATTATTGAATTACTCAACAGTATGGCAAAGGAGTCAGATGAAGAAAAATTAATAATACACTGCGGAAATGGGGAAACCGTCACATTGGATGGTGATGAATAATGGCTGCAGGAAAGACAGAACTAGCAATTAAAAGGTGTTCTGAATGCGAAAAGTTCAATATTGGAATTCAAATATATAATTCATTCAGTTGGGCATCGCCTGACAAAGTAATTGGATTTGACAAAGAAACCAATGAAATCACAATCAACGAAAAGCAGTTAATGAATATTGTTAGGATGGTTAATCCATATCAAGCGGACAGAAAGATAAGGTTAAAATAGGTGATTCAATGGCGGCTATTTCTCATGTAAGAGGACATCCCATAACATTTATAAACAACAAATGGGCTTACAATGATACACTCAAACCTATAAATGGAGAGCAAAGACCTTGTGCAAAATGTAATTGCTATCCTACTAAAGAAGGTTATGATGCTTGCTTAGGTCATGTTGCTGGAGCAATACATGCGTGTTGTGGGCATGGGATAGAAGAAAAATATATAATATTAGAAGGTGATAGCTAATGTCACTAGAAAAGTATCTCAAGCAAGCAGATAAAGCACTAGACAGAAATCAACTAAGCATTGAAAAGCAGATTGCACAGTATTACGCTCAATCACTCAAAGAAATCAGAAGTCAGATTGCTACTCTTGAAGCTAGAGGAATCTTCAATCAATCAGATATGTTCAAATACAATCGATTGACAGGACTAGAGGAAAACATATCAAAAGAGATAAGCAAGCTCACAGGAAAGACAGCAAGAACCTTGCAAAATGGACTAGGTAGCTTATATAAGGAATCATATTACCGTTCTGCCTTTGGATTTGAAAAAACGGTTAATGCAAAGTTAAGTTTTACTCTATTAAATCCTAAGGTTATCGAGCAAGCTGTTAAAAATCCTTTAGATAGGATAGGATGGTTAGCAAGAAACCGAGTCAATCAGCAGATACTAGCTAGGCAAATTAAAGAAGAAATAACTCGAGGCTTACTGCAAGGAAAAGGCTACAGGGAAACCACTAAGGCAGTTAAAGAGAGAATGGACGTAGGAGCAACTAATGTATTGAGAATTGTTAGAACTGAATCTCAACGTGTGCAGAATCAAGGCAGACTGAATTCAATGGAACATGCTGAATCAAAGGGAGTTAATATGAAAAAGCAATGGGTGTCTGCTATTGACTCTAGAACAAGAAACTCTCACGGCACCGCAGACGGACAAATTGTCAATATAGACGAACCGTTCATCGTTGGAGGTGAGGAGCTTATGTATCCAGGTGACCCAGCAGGTACAGCCTTCAATGTGGTCAACTGTAGATGCTCAATGATTAGTGTCATAGATGGATATGGCGCTAGTTTTAGGCGAGTAAGAGGTGAAGGTATAGTGCCTTACACTACATTCGATGAATACATGGATAATAGATTTTAATATTATGCACTCTCCGGCTAGAACGGTTGAGGGCACAAACAGGAGGAATAAAAATGTCGTTAGAAAGACTAAGAGAAATAGTTGAGCAAAACAAAGAAAACAAAGAAATCCAAGACTACATTAAGGGGTTGAATCCAATTACACCTGATGGAGTTAGCGCATATCTGGAAAGCGAAGGTGGGAAAAAGCTGTTACAACCAAAATTGGACAGTACAGTGACCAAGGCGATTGAAACTTGGAAAGCTAACAACCTTAGTAAACACGTAGAGGAAGAAATTGGCAAACGATTCCCCGGAGAAACAGAAGAACAAAAGAAAATAAGGGAATTAACACAACAGTTTGAAACCTTGAAGCAAGAAAAAACTAGAGAATCCTTAACGAATATAGCGATTAAAGAAATGACAGCAAAAGGATTGCCAATAGAATTAGCTGACTATCTAATAGCCAATGATGAAGATACCACAAAAGCCAACTTGACAAAGTTAGAGCAAGTATGGCAAACAGCAATAGCGGCGGCGGTAGAAAGTAAGTTTAAGGATAATGGCAGAGATCCGCACAAGAGTAAAGAAGGTTATCAAGGTGTAAACCCTTGGAAAAAAGAAACTTATAATTTGACTATGCAAGCGAAGTTACTCAAAGAGGACCCAACACTTGCACAGTCCTTGAAAGCACAATCAAAATAATAGGAGGAATTTAAATGGCAGCTACAAAAATAGCTAATGTAATAGTACCAGAAGTATTTAATCCATATGTAATCGAAAGAACAGCAGAGTTATCCGCAGTACAGGCAGCAGGAATAATCGAGAATAGCCCGGAGTTAGATGCACTAGCAACAGCAGGTGGTAAGTTAATTAACATGCCTTACTGGAAAGACTTAACAGGGGCAGACGAAGTATTAAGTGATGCAGCATCACTAACAGTTAATCCAATCACATCCGGCAAAGATGTTGCAGCCTTATTAATGAGAGGAAAAGCCTGGGGAGTAAATGACTTAGCAAAAGCGTTAAGTGGTGACGATCCTTTGAGAGCGATCGGAGATCTAGTTGCGGAGTACTGGGCTAGACGTAGACAAGCAACATTGTTTTCTACTCTTAAAGGTGTGTTTGAAGCCGCATCAATGGCAGGAAACAAACATGATATATCTGGCTTGTCAGGAGCATTAGCGGTAATCGGCGGCTCGACTGTTATTGATGCGGCAACAAAATTAGGGGATGCAGCAGACAGCTTGACAGCACTTGCGATGCACTCTGCAACCTACGCAAAGCTACAAAAAGACAACTTAATTACTTTTATTCCTAACTCTCAAGGGGTTGTAAATATACCTACCTACATGGGAAAAAGAGTTATTGTTGATGACACTTGCCCGCAAGCAGCAGGAGTTTACACTACTTACCTATTTGGTCAAGGTGCTTTCGGTTTAGGGAATGGAGCCGCACCAGTGCCAACTGAAACAGATCGTGATTCATTAGCAGGCGAAGATATATTAATCAATAGACAACATTTTGTATTGCATCCTAGAGGCGTAGCTTTCCAAAATGCATCGGTAGCAGGTTCATCTCCTACTAACGCAGAGTTAGAGAATGAAGCCAATTGGTTGAGAGTTTACGAAAATAAAAATATCAGGGTGGTTTCCTTTGTTCATAAATTAGCTTAATAATTGGGGCAGAAATGCCCCTTATTTTTTAAGGAGGTACAGCATGGGATTAGCGAGTTTCAACAGGCAGAGAAGAGAATTAGAAAGTAAAAATATCAAAAAGAAAACTGAAAAACAAGAAAATAAAAAAGAACAAAAAGAAACACTAGTTAAAAAAAATAAACAAAACTAGGAGGTGATTATATGTCTTATAAAAAATACCCCCCTGCAATAAAACAATCTACAATAGCAAAAGGTACGGTTGTCGTGCCAGCTACCGGGCAATTTAGTCAGGAAGTAACGTCTAAGTTGACAGAAATGGCAGGTGGTAATTTATTTATTTCTTCTGGGACAATAGTTAAGCCAACATTAACATATAACACAGGAGAAGGAACTGTAACTCTCGGAGTTGGGAAATATAGATTATTTCACACAGAAGATTTTACTGGAAATATAACAGAGCATGATCTAGATGGCGGTACATTCTCATTAGTTGAAGGCTATACAAGATACTTAGTTGCGAATTATAACAATGGTTCACCAATTGTACAGTTGATTTCTGATTTGAGCGTGATTGATTTTTCTAGTGTAACGCCAATATACACAATATCAAGATTTGGAGATTTACAATCTGGATTTTCTGCTATAGACTGGGGCGAAACTGGAAGTGGCTTATCAAGCAAATTGCTAGTTAGAATTATAAAAACACAAAGGTTTGCAAGACAAGAAGGGTTGTCTATTTCGATGGATACAAGTTTAAATTTGACTATATCTGCCGGTAAAGTTTGGAATGGTGTTTATTTAAAGTCATTTGAAGATGCAATATCAAATGTAGACGAATGTTTTTTGCGAGTTTGGAACGGTACTAGTTGGGACAGAAATCCTGCAACTACTGTAAATAATACTCAATATAATAGTGAAGCAGGGCTAGTCAATCTTACAGATGGAAATTATGCTGTTGTTTGGATATATAGAGACATGGGAACAGATAAAAGAATTCATATGTTCCAAGGTACGGGCGATTATGACTTAAATGAAGCAAAGGCGAGTCAAGTACCCAGTAACATACCAGCAGTATTTGGCACAGATACCTTGCAAGTAGGGAGGATAATAATTCAAAAAAGCTCAACAACACCTACACAAATAGATAATGCATGGGACAGTACATTTACACCCAGCGCAGTATCAAGTCATGGTGAATTGACAGGATTGTCTGGAGGCCATGATGGAACATACGACCATTTGCCAATATATAATGAAGATGACCCTATTCTTATGGTTGATAAATTTAATAATTATGTTCGCGCAGGTGGAAATCGTAATGATTATGTACAATTAGATGTTAAAAATACTAATAATGGGACAAGTGCAAGTGCTGATTTAGTGGCAAGCAATGATATTTCAACGGAGAACTCAAATTATGTTGATTTGGGTATTAACGGCTCTATGTATAGTGACCCGGATTTTAGCATTGCTGGTGCAAATGACGCGTATCTATACTCAAGCGATGGTAATTTAACTGTTGGAACAAAGGCTGCAAATAAAGATGTAGTTATTCACGCAGGCGGCACGTTACTCACTGATGAATGTGCGAGGGTGAAGCCAAGTGGCGAAACAATTATAAAAGGCAACGTTCAATCACTCAATCTCAGAGAGCATGGCAATGTAAATGTCGCAGTGGGTAGTACGGCAGGTAATACTACTGGCACAGGTATACACAATGTATCTATAGGTGCAAATGCTAGTAATAATCTTACAACAGGGGCAAACAGCGTGGCGGTTGGTACAAGTGCGAATCGTTCGTCAACTACAGCAACGGGTATTGTAGCTATTGGTCCGAATTCCCTTCGCGCTAATGTTAATGGTAATTTTAATATCGGCATTGGTGAGAGTGCTTTGCGTGGCAATGTTTCGGGGCAACATATTATAGGTGTCGGTACAAATGCTGGTAGATATTTAGCAAATGGCACGACTGCTAGAGAGACTGGCGATAACGGTGTTTATCTTGGGCGTGAAACTAGAGCATCCGCTAATAATACAACTAGAGAGGTTGTAATCGGGGCGAATGCTATCGGCAACGGTAGTGACTCGGTAACTATCGGGGCAACGACTAACGCTAAGACCATTATAAATGGTAATACAGGTATAAAAACTGATGACCCACAAGCCACACTACACATGGTCGGGTCGGTGGTAAGCAATAAACACCTTGACACACAAGCACAACAAACTGGCTTTGTGATGGAAGGTAAGGAAGGTAGATTCCAAGTCATTGCCGATGATTCTGGTTCAGGTGGTGCTGGTTTACAGCTTACCAATGCACCTTCTAGTGGCAATAACGCTCACTGGCACATAAACCACGTAGGAGTAACGCTTGGCGATGGGTTACTATTTAGACACTCGACAAGTAACGCAACAGGGCTTGATACCTACACGACTTCTGGTTTTGTAAATGCAATGTACCTAAGAGAAAACGGAAACGCTGGTTTTGGTGGCAACTTAACACCTTCTCACACGGTTGACGTAGATGGTACAATGAGGGTTACAACCAGTGTTAGAACGCCTGTAATAAGACCTTTAGCTGATGGCGTGTCTGCTATAAACATAACAAAAGTAAACGGTACAACGTCTGTAATGAGTATTGATACGACTAATAACAGGGTAGCTATCAATACAATAAATCCAGCAAGCCCGCTTGTAACAAAAGGTACAACAACCGATGGGACAACCAAGATTGTTGATTTACTAAATAGTGCTGATACATCCGTAATGAGCGTTGATACTGCGGGTAATACAATCGTATCTGGCGAAGTTACTACTGTAGCGACAGGAAAATTAAAAAGAGTTTCAGATGGTGTATGGGTAACTGCGACTAATACAGTTGAGTATTTCTCGCCAAATCAACACGGAGGAATTCATGGTACTGTTTACCGAAAGTATTTCAGTGTCGCGGCTAATGGCTCATTAGGTGGCACAACAACTATCGCTCTAGGTGTTACACCAGTTCAAGTTTTCGGTGTTTGGGGTTCGGTAAACGAGCATGGTGCAACCCGAAAGTATCTAATACCAACAGGTAATGCGTCTAGTACGGACAATAAATCAATAAACGCAAATGTAGTAGTTTCAAACCTTAATCTTGTTGGTAACGATAATTTAAGATGGGGTTCGGGAATTTGCTGGATAGATTACACAAGATAAACAATATCCTTGCGGTGGAGGTTAACCGCAAATAAAAATTAAGATTGTAATGACTTTAGGGAGGTGGTGATTAGATGACAGACGAACAAATTAAAGATGCCCTAACGGATTGGGTTAAGGATTATTGCAACAATGATTTTATAGAGGATGAAGTTGAAGTTTTACCTGGTGGTGTTTTATTGTTTTTAAATCAAGCGGTAGAGTTTACTAAAAAACAAACAGGTATCACCTCGGAGAGCCTGGGAGATTATTCCGTATCATTCGAAACAGATTTTCCTGCATCTATGTTGAAACTATTATCACCATATAAGAGGGTGAAATTTCTATGATAGGAAATATAGAAAAATACTTCGAACCCATAGAGGTAGAAAGATTTCAAACTGTATTAGATGAATGGGGAAATCCTACGAAGGACTATGGTCCCCACATAACCATACAAGGTAGAATTAGGCAACTAAATACCGATGAGAGAATATCAGCCGACAAAGAAACTGTATTTACTACCCACAGACTATATTGTTTTCCGGCAGATATTAAGGCAACTGATAGAATGACTTATAAAGGAAAGACATACGAGGTTAAGGGTGAGCCTAACGATGTTATGAATTTTGGTAGACTCATGCAAATTGAGTTAGAGGTGGTAGAATGAGTCTAAAATGGCATGGAAATAAAATAAAGCAAGCTGTTAAAGAAGGTAAAAAAACAGGATTAACCAAATCTGCTATCGTGGTGCATGGTCAAGCTGTTTTATTGGCAGGAGTTGATTTGGGGTTACTTAGAAACTCTATATCATGGTCTGTTGGTGGTAAAGTTGATGGATTAAATTCTCATGGCGGGATTAATAAAGCATCACCTTCTGACGGTGTTACACCTAATAATAACGAAGAAGAAGCTGTTATAGGTACTAATGTTGTTTACGCTCCTGTGCAAGAATATAAACACAATCCATTCCTAAGACCAGCTATAGATTATAATCAAGATAATATAAAAAATATAATTGGTAAAGAAATAGCAGATGCAGTAAAAAGGGCAGGTGGTTAGATGGAGAATGCAATTAGAGACTATTTAAGGGAGCATACGGACATAAAGACTATTGTGGGTACCTATACAGTGGGTAGCGTTACTTATGCTAAGGTATATCAAGGAATAGCACCACAAGGAACTCCTGCTCCTTATGTAACCATTAAACTAATATCTAAGCCACGTAGACAATTTGGTGCTAGGCAGTATAGATTCCAATTCTCTTGTTATTCACCAGCATACGGACAAGCAAAGGCTATAGCAAAAGCCATAGAAACGGCCTTAGAGGATATGGATGGACTAAGCAATATATTTGCTGTCTACCCGGAAAACGAAGTAGATCTTTATGAAAATGATACAAACTTACACCACATCCCACTGGATGTGCTTTTTATTGCTTTAGAAAAACCAATATTTAACGAATAGGAGAGTGATTGAAAATGTCTAATGTACCTGTAATAGGATTAGATATGTTCCATTACACACATGTATTAACGGATAGTGCATCAGCACCAACAACCTATGATGATGCTGTCCATGTTCCAAATGTAACAGCAGCTAATATTAATTTTAATGGTGAAGTCGCTACATTCTTTGCCGATAATGGGCCAGCAGTAGTTTACTCACAAATCGGTGAGGTAGAAGTAGAAATATCAATCGCAGATTTACCACCTGAGGATTATGCTTTCCTTATTGGTGCTAATTATGAAGATGGCTTAGTGGATTTAGATACATCTGCCAGTGCTCCTGATGTAGCAATTGGATTTAGGGCACAAAAAGCCAATGGTGCATATAGATATATGTATCTGTACAAAGGCAAATTTTCTGTACCTAATGCAGAACATGAAACAAAAGCTGATACAGTTAATTTTCAACCCCAAACAATAACGTTCAAGGGTGTCCAAAGGGCAAGTGATAGCAAAGTATTTAGAAGAATTGACAGTGACGATACTAATTTACCAAGTGGTGTAACAGCAACTACATTGCTAACTGACTTTTTCGCAGATCCTGACTATACACCAGTAGTAATTCCATAGGGGCCGTAGTGCCCCTTAAATTTTAAGGAGGAATATTATGTCGGAAATGAAAACACCAACAATTACAATAGATAATAAAACGTATAAAGCTAAAGCAAGAGGTAAAGTGTGGAGAAAGCTATTGCAACTTAAAAATTCGATACATGAGCAGGATTCAGAGGAAGGGTTAAACGAAATGTACGAGTTTTATGTGATTTGCTTCAATGACCCTGCTGTGACACTTGAATCTATAGAAGAACATATCGAACTAGACCAAGTTTACGGCCTGTTTGCAGAATTAGGTCAATGGACAACTAGAAAAATAACCGGCAAGATGGCAGAAATCCCAAACAAGGAAACCCCGATGGAGGAATAGAACACCTATCGGGGTATCAACAATGTATTTATCTATATCAACAATTTTCTAAGTTGTACGGATGGACAGAATCTGAAATTGACAATACAGAATTAGACACACTATTCGATTATTTGATAGTGTCTAGCTTGACAAATGAAGAATACAAGAAAAACAAACCTAAGTATATAGACGAAATTATGTAGACCTAATGGTCTTTTTTAATTTGCCTAAGGGAGGTGATTGCTATCGCAACAGTAGGTGAATTAGCTTTAAAAATTATTGTAGATGATAAGGGGCTAGATAAGGGTATAGGCAATGCAGAAAATAAGTCGAAAAATTTGGCTAAAACATTCGGTACAGTAGCAAAGGCAGCAGCAGGAGTAACAGCTGGTATAATTGCAGCAGGTGGAGCAATGTTCGGCATGGCAAAAAAAGCGGCAGATGCTACTGATAGGGTAGACAAAATGAGCCAGCAACTAGGAATGACTAGACGAGGGTTCCAGGAATGGGACTTCATAATGTCGCAATCTGGTGCAAGTATTGACAGTATGGGAGCAGGAATGAGATCACTCACAAATGCAATGACAGGAACTGGTGCTGGTGCTGCTGCCTTAGACAGACTAAAAGTTTCTACAACTACTCTAAACGGGGAAATGAAAACTCAAGAGCAACTATTTGAAGATGTTGTAATTGCCCTACAAGGCATGGAAGAAGGAGCAGAAAAAGCTAAATTGGCTAATGAATTATTCGGTAGAAGTGGACAAGAATTAATGCCGCTTTTAAATGGTGCAGCCGGAAGTGTAGAGGAAATGAAGCAACGAGCGGAAGAATTAGGTTTAGTGTTAGGTGATGAAGCCATAGATGCAGGAGTGTTATTTGCGGATACTATGGACCAAGTAAAAAGAAGTCTTGGGTCGGTGGCTACACAAGTGGGAGTTGCGGTTATGCCTGTAATACAAAGCTTGTTAGAATGGATATTGGAACATATGCCTACTATACAGGCGGTTTTTTCTAAAGTATTTGGCGTAATTGAGACAGTAGTCACTACAGCTATAAATATATTCAATGATTATTTGATGCCTGTTTTCCAAATGATATTCGATTGGGTACAGGAAAACATGCCCGAAATACAAGAAACTTTTTCAAGTGTATTCGGCATTATAGGTGACATAATAAAAGCATTTGTTGATTTAGCTATGGTTTTATGGAACGCATTTGGTAAAGACATTATGAAAGTAACGGAAGTAATATGGAAAACAATATGGAAAGTAATAGAGAATGTGCTAAATGTAATCAAAGGAATATTAGACTTTTGGATAGGACTATTCACAGGTGATTGGGACAGGATGGCAAAAGGCATAGAGAGTATATGGAGTGGCTTGTGGAACACTATAAAAACTATTGTTAGTGGCGCGTGGAGTGCTCTGTCTACTGCTTTTGCAAGCCTATACAGAAACATAACAGGGTGGTTCACAGGCGTAGCGAAAGATGCTTACAACTGGGGAAAAAACATGATTAAAGGCTTCGTGGATGGCATAAAAAGTATGGGCAGCGCCGTATCAAAAGCGGCGAGTGATACAGTCAAAAAAGCGGCAGATTACCTCAAGTTTTGGAGCCCAGCTAAATTTTTGGCGTGCTAGGTGGTGACATCTAGTATTATTATCCCTCAAAATCGGTGGAAATCTAAATTAATTATTGGTAAAAAAAGTTGCGAATATGATATAATATATATGTAGGATAGATAAGGAAGTCATGAGCCTTGTCGAAAGGAAGTTTTCCGACCTTCCTTCCTACATATTAAAAATTAAATAGTCGGAAAAAATAAAGCCTAGTCGGAGGGTGTTTTGTTATGGAAAAAGAGAATAAATACTACGTTTATGAATGGTATATAAAAGACACTGAAGAAGTTTTTTATGTAGGAAAAGGTAGTGGCTATCGCATCGGTCGAGAAAAAAGAGAAAATAAATACTTTATGGATATGAAAAACTCACACGATTGTCATTATAGAAAAATACATGAAAATCTTTCCGAAGAACAAGCACTGCAAATAGAAATGAAAACTATAAAACACTATAGGGAAAATACCAATTTCCGAATAACCAATATACTTGATGGCGGGAATCAACCTCCTGTACACGTGGGGAAAAATAACCACAATAGTAAGAAGGTAGTCCAATACACCTCGCAAGGCGATTATATCAAAGAGTATGATTGCATAAACCAAGCTATTGCAGAAACTAAAATCACAGGTATTAGTTCTTGTGCAAGGGGCGAAACTACTCATGCGGGTGGCTTTTTATGGGCATATGATAATAATATCCCAAAGATACCTAGTAAAATGTATAGACCTAACAGACCTATAGTGCAACTAGATATAGAAGGGAGATACATTGATACTTTTAGAGGGTGTATGGATGCAAGTGTTAAAACAAATATAACACATTCTCAAATATCAGATTGTTGCTTAGGCAAACAAAGCAGTTGCCATGGATATGTTTGGCTATTCAAAGATGATTACAAATCAATCGTAAACATTGAAAATTTCATTAAAGAAAGATTCAGACAGAAAAACAGTAAGAGAATAGTAGCAATCAATAAAGAAGAGGAAGTTTTTAAATACGAATCTATAAAAGAAGCATCTAAGGCCTTGGGAGTAAAACAACCTTCTATCTCAAACTGCCTTACTGGAAAAAATAAAAGCTGCAAAGGTTATGTGTTTTTATATGAATATGATTACGAAAAAAACATAAACAATATACATGAGATTGTCGAAGAAAGGATTCTTGGCAGATACACGAGGATCGCACAGCTCACCATGGATGGCAAGTTGGTTGCTATACACAAAAACACTAGGTCGGCAAAAGACTTCGATCATAGCAGTATTTCAAAATGTTGCAGAGGAAAAGCAAAGCATTACAAGAAGTTTAGATGGCAATATTATAAAGACTTTAAAAACCAAATCTATTTAAACTAAAAGAGTGGATTCGCAACCTACTCTTTTTTTAATACCAATAATTAACATGGCAACACCGAGGTAATCGTAGGAACTAAAAAGCCTACGACACCGTAGAGAGTAGAGATTGAACCTGCTTATGCAGAATAAAATATCTCCACGAGTGAGGGACTACTCAATGAGTAGAAAATGTACTCCGACCTTGCGGGAAACCGTAAGAAGTAGAGGATAAAGAGCCTTTACGATAACAAAGTGAAAAAGGGCGAAGGTCGATTTATAGTCGATTGGGGCGAAAATATGATAGATGGATTTCTTGATGGTGTTAGAAATGCAACCCCTGATGTCGGAAAAGTTTTTAATACGGCTATACCAGATATGAGTCCTGCATTGGCTGTTAGCGGTGCAAGTGCCGGGGGTTCTATGACGAGAAACATAAACACTACACAAACTATTAATAATAATCAAAATGTTACGGTAGAGGTACCTGTGATTCTGGATGGTAAGGAAGTAGCAAGAATAACAGCACCATATACGAGTAGAGAACTGCATAAACAACAAATAACAAGGGGAAGGGGGCTAGGAAATGGCTAATGGTATAAGGTTCAAGGGAATACATTCAAGCACGTTAAGTCTAACTATAAGAACTATCAACAGGCCGATCCTTCCCCTTGTAATGGATGAATATGTAGAAATGCCCGGGAGAAATGGGTCTATACTATTCCCCGGCGCTCTTTCGGATAGGATGATAGAGTTAGAAATTTCTACAGTAGAAAAAAACATTCCTGAATTGCGAGAAAAGTCGCATCAAATTGCGGAATGGTTACATTCAGAAGGAAGAGAACCCCTTATTTTTGATGATGAATTGCAATATACCTATACGGCAAAAGTCACAGGACAAATAGATTTACAGCAATTCAATTCCAGCGGCAAGATGAATGTAACTTTCAGATGTCTACCATTTGTCACAGCTACCCCCGAAAATTTCGACGAGGTACATGAATACGATACAGGCTTAATCTATCCGAATGAGGGCGGTTTTACATGGGACTATGCAACAAAACATACTAGCGGACTATATAATCATACTCAATACGAAACATCTCTCAAAATAACCATCACAGGAACGGTAAGCAATATAAAAGTTAGCAATGTAGATGCAGATACTACACTAGAATGTCCTAGCATAAGCAATCAAACTATGATTATTGATGGTGAATCAGAGGACGTATTAATTGACGGGGTAAGCGTACTCCCCCAAGTCATCGGGGATTTTCCTAATCTAATCTCTGGTGCTAATGGATTAATATTCGAAGGTGGCACAAGACAAAATAGACCAAATGTTGTAGTAGAATTTGAATGGCTGCATCAATTATTATAGGAAGGGTGAGAATATGGCGTTAAAACCCATAGTGGGAGAAATAAAGTCTCAAGATTTGAATGATAATTTTTCGTATATTAACGATAAAGCACAAGGAATCGAAGATGTAGAAAATGATTTAGCGTCGCATAAGGCTGATGATGTAACGGATGATGTTCATGGATGGGATAGTACGACTAGGTTTATTGTAGGTTCTTTTACAAGGGATTCGTCATTTGCTAGTGGCACACAGCAAATAACAGGACTTGGATTTAACCCAAAAGCCGTTATATTTCTTTCCACAATCAATAGTTCGGCAGGATATGCATCATGGGGAATAGATATGGGGAATTTACGAGCAAGTATCTTTGACATTCATAATTCTACTTCAAATTCTTATTTTTCGAATAGTAGTTATTCTATTGATTTAGTGCAATCAGGGGGAACAGGTACATACAATGGACGAATCAATACGTTAGATAATGATGGTTTTACTATTTCTTGGATTAAGGGCGACACTTATACAGGAACAGGAATAATAAGGATATATTATCTAGCTTTTAGATAGGAGGGTTAAGATGCGAGTATGTATAGAAAAAACAACAGGTAAATTAATTACTTCGTGCACTACAAGCGACGAAGAAACAATAAGAAAGTATGCACATCAATATGGTTACGAAGACAAAAACATTGAAATAAAGGAAATAATAGAAGAAGAATTTCAACAAATATTAGAAGGACAACCTAAACCTCCACACATTTCTACTCAAGAAGAATTACTTAAAGAAAGGATTGACGAGTTAGAACTCTATATATTAACACAAGAGGGGTTGATATAGTATGAATCAATTACTACTTAATATGCTGATTAGACAAGTTAAAAATGGTTTAGATGTTGAAGCAATCAAGAATGAGGAATATAAACAAGAGGTAAAAGCAGAATTAGGTATTGCGTCTTAGGAAATTTATGCGACACAGAAAGAAGGTGGAATATGAATAATTTGTATCCTCGGGTATATGACAAAATGACAACAGACTTCAATAACAACGGACTAGCTACACTTGACAAAGTCTACGATTACAGAATATACGAACGACTTAACGGAGAGTATACACTCTCTTTTTCTATGCCCCAAAACGACCCTAAAATGCAGTATGTCAAAGAAGAAAATTACATCAAAGCAAAAGGACAGCTTTTCATAATTCGCAGGATTACAGAGACTAGGGCAATTGATAACACATTGCTAGCTTTTGTTGAGTGCGAACATATCTTCTTTGAGCTATTAGATAAATTCATAGAAAACTTTGAAACAAATTATGACAACGCTCAATTCATCCTAGACAGATTACTCTTCGAAACAAGATTTACAGGCAATGCAATAAGTGTACCTGACAGTAAAAGTTTTTCTATAACTCAGAGAACCGCTGTATCGGGAATCAATTCAATATTAGAGCGTTGGGAATGTGAAATCAAAAGGGATAACTTTCATGTAGAATTGAAACCCCAAATTGGAGTCGTAAGACCTGCAGAGATCAAATATACTAAAAACCTAAGGAGCATAACAAGAATTGTAGATAGTAGCAACATTATAACTAAGCTATATGTTTATGGTCAAGATGGTTTGACAATTCCACCGCTTGAATCTCAGTACATCGGGAATTACCCTGTTGCGAAAGAGGGTTCTATCACTTTTGGACTAGTTACTACTACAGAAACCCTCCAAGAGCAAGGGCAGGCATACCTAGAAAGGGTAGAGGTACCTAAAGCATCCTACGAGGTAGGAATTGTAGAATTAAAAAGATTACCCGGATTTGAGGACGAAGAATTTGAAATAGGCGATACAATTTCCATAGTTGATGAAGATTTAGGTATTGATATGACAGCGAGGGTAGTGGAATATGACGAATATCCCTTAGAGCCTAAGAGATCAACAGTAGTAATAGCAAATTTTATCGACAACATAACAGATCAATTATCTCGTATAGACGGAGATTTGAGGGACACAAAAAATAAGGTAGACAGAACTATCGGTGAAAATGGCAAAATAGATACTTTTTGGCTAGACGGGCAAATAGATGTATTGAAAAATCGTTTTGAATCTACTATATCAAATTGGTACACTGACGAAAACGGAAACATCATATTTGAATCGCTTAACGGTACAAGTGCAATGAAACTAGCTGGTGACGGTCTTGCTATAGCTAACTCAAAAGTTGGCGGTGAATGGCAATGGACTACCTTTGGAACCGGGGAAGGTTTTACAGCTAATCTCATTAATGCAGGTATATTGAATGCTGCATTGGTTAGAATCATAGCAGGGAATTATGTCAATATTGATGGCAATGGATTCCATGTTGTTGACCCTAATAATGTGGAAAGGTTTAGAGCGGGGCAGATTGATACAGATGAATACGGAGTAGAGGTTACGCAAGGAAAAATCTATGGAACTTTAATTAGAACAGGGGACAAAAACTCTCAAACCTATATAGAACTTAACCCCGACGGTGATTTGTCTGGTTTCAAAGATGGTAATAGGATTATTTTTATGCAGTCATCTGCTAATGAGGGTCGCATAATGCTTTCTGATAAAACTGACATAAGTAATTCATTAAACTTAGATGCTGCTCAGGGGTATACTGGTAATGTATATGCTAGCGTAACTGCAACAGGTGATAGAGATGGTCTGCTTCTCAGAGGAGTTGGAACTGAGGGAATAGTTTTGGAACGCAACGGTGACATTAATATTTACGTACGGTCAACCTCAAATAATCAGGTTACTATTAAAGGAGATGTAACTATCGATGGAGAATTAAGAGTTAAGAAAGATGTATGGGTTGACGGTTTTGTTGATTCGACCGGTGGTTTTTGGGGGACTCATCACGGATAATAATATTGTAATATTCGGGAAAATGGTATATACTGTAACAAAAAGAAGAAGGTGATTTTATGAAACTCAGAGCTGACTTAAGTTTGTTTTTAGTTCTTTTCTTGTTATCTTCTAGCTTAAGTTACACAGATAATGATTATTTTTCTATATTTCCTAGCATAAACACTATAGAAACTACAGAAGAAGTTAATGTTCATAGAAATAGCGGCGGCGGTAGGAGTAGTAGGGATACTAGTTCTTTATATCTTCCTGACAAATTAACAGTCAGCGAAGAAGTGTATAATAAAAAATTTCCACTAGGCTCAGGGGGCGTGATTAGTGCTCTTTGGTTATTGGGTGTGGATTTAGAGGGATTACCAAGGGAGGAATATTGGTTTTTAAGACAATTTTATGATGAACTCAGATTTGGGAATATAAAGATAAACGGTACAGACATGATAGATATTCGTGAATACAACTCATATATACAATATATGGCCGAATATATGGGTGTAGCCTTGTATAAGGACGATAACAATTTAGGATATTTAGTCCCTTATGACTCATACCCACTGCATTTAGCTCCAAACGACACCAAGGCAACAGTAACAGGAATTGTATATCATCCCGACTACAGTCACCTATCAACAAATTTTGTATTAAATTTTCATAAACCAGTAACAGAAGCAGTATACGGAAACTAAAAATATATATTCCAAAACGTCTTTCAATCGAAGGACGTTTTTATTTTACCGAAAGTAGGTGTTTGAATGTTATGTGAAAGACATGGAGAAATAACAGAAGATATCAAAGATCACGAAAAAAGAATCAGTAAACTTGAAATATCGGACGCAACGATGAATGAGAAGTTAACAACATTATTCAAAAAAATTGATGAATTAACCACGTGGATAAAAGCCTTAGTGATGCTAGGAGGAACAACATTATTGGGCTTTTTCTTTTGGTATATACAAGGGTTAGGAGGTAGTTAAATGAACTATATTAAAGATTATATTCCTAAAAGCAAAGATAAACGTCCAGGAACAAAAATAGAGCCTCAATGGATTACAATACACAATACAGCAAATTCAACATCTACAGCTAGAAATGAGCGTAATTACTTAACTAATCCGCTTAATACTAATTACGCTAGTTGGCACATTGTAGTGGATGAAAAAGAAGCTATAGAAGCAATCCCCCTTGATGAAGTAGCCTACCATGCAGGAAATAGCACTGGCAACAGTACAAGTATAGGGATAGAAGTATGCGAAAGCGGAAATCAAACGATTGTATGGCAAAATGCAGTATCTCTAGTTGCCAAAATGCTCCAGGAAAGAGGCTGGGAGATAGAAAGAGTAAGGACTCATTATAGCTGGAGTGGTAAAAATTGTCCTAGATTGATATTGCCACGATGGAATGAATTTATCTCTGATATTCAAAAAGAGTTATTGAAGCTAAATGGAGTTAAAGAGCCCGAAAAGGTGCTGGATGAAGCAAGTGAATGGGCAAAAACTGCGCAGTCTTGGGTAAAAGAAAACGGTGTAAGCGATGGAACTAATCCGAAAGGTAATGTCACAAGAGAACAAATGTGGCAAATGATCTATGATTATGATAGGAAGGTGAAAAAATAATGTTAGATATTATTAAAGGATTTGTAATGCTTAATTTAGTTGAAGTTGTAGGTACTGCAATAGTAGTCCTAATTGGATTGATTCTTTACAAGAGGGGTAAGACTGATTTTGTACACAGAGTAGTCCTAGCATTAGTAACAGAGGCTGAAAAACGTTATGGAGATGGTACAGGCGATTTGAAATATCATCATGTGGTTGAAAGATTGTATGAGGTACTTCCGTGGATATTAAGGGTGCTATATAGTAAAGAGCAGATAGACAAAATGATAGAGGACTCGGTAGAGTATCTTAAGAGATACCTTGCAGAGGGAAAAGACTTGCTAGGACATGAGTAGCTTCGGCTACTCTTTTTTTTATTTTTTGAAACTTTTTTTAAAAAGAATTTTATAAAACACCTGCAATTATTGAAATTTCAACGAAAAATAATTTAAATAAATTTATAAAAAAGTATTGACTATTCGTTACGAATAATATATAATGTAATTAAGATAAGAAATAAAAAAAACAAGGAGGTAAGCAAAATGAAAAAAATATTTAAAGAAGCACACAAAATGACAAAGGAAATGGTAGAAAAATACGGAGTAGATTATCAAGCACAATTCGGATTAAACTTAGCTTACCTTCTTGAAACAAAGGAGGAAGGTAAAGAAATGAATGCAGAAAGTTTATTAGAGGAAGCTGTAGAAATTATAGAAAATAATGGATTAAGTTTTCAAGTAAAATTATGGGAAAAAGATGACATTAGAAGATATTACTTAACTTCAAATGGAAGCGAACTGGGATATGTCGGCACAAAAGCAGGAGAAAAGTCTTGTTTTATCAAAGTAGCTTACAGAAATGATATTGCAAGAGTAAAAAGAGCTAAGAAAGCGTTATTAGAAAAATTTTAATAAGAGGAGTGTATAAAATGTTAAAAATTAATGGCAAAGAGTTAGTGCAAGTAATGGTAGAAAGTGCAGACAAAGATGGCGAAATTGGAATTTTGAAGCACGATTCGACAGGAAAAACAAAAGTGATTTTCAAAGAATGTGGATGGTTAGACACATATGCAGATCAAAACCAATATAAAATTATCGCTAGTTTTACTCATTGTCCCAGCGATAACGGATACAATGAAGAGAGTGAATATACAGAAGATGACGCAGAATACGAATTGGATAAATTAGAAAAGTTTTTAGAGACAAAAGGAGTTGAAGTATTTTAAGCTAATGCAAACGGAAAGGGGGAGCATTCCCCCTTTAAAACACAGGAGGTAGCACATGGAAAAAAGAAAAGGTAAATTGATTGTCAATAAAAGTGGGGGCACTGCCAGCGTAGCAGGAGTAACTTTTAGAGTTACATTGCCTAGTTCGTGGATTAGAAAAATAGGACTTAGTGAGGATGCTAGAAATATAAAACTAATGTTTGATGGTCAAAAAATTAAAATAATAAATAACGAGGAGGAAACGAAGATGTTAAATAATATCTTAGAAGATGCTAAAATTAAAATACAGGAAAAAATGAACAAAGTAGGATTTGTAGATGATACGGACAATGCAGAAAGATTTATAGATGATCTAGCAAGAGAATATGAAGAAGAACATGATTTAGATTTTGATTTGATATTAGAAACATTAGAAGATCACATGAAAAAAACTTACAAGAGAAAAGGTTCTTGCGACAAAACAGGGCACTATGCAGGATGTTATTACAAAGATAAAGAAGGGCTAAAAAAGTGGGAAAGTATAGGCGAATAACATGTCAGATAGAGAAATGATAATAAGACTGCAATACAAAATAAATTACTTATACTTTGAAAACGTATTATCAGAGATAGTAGAATATTTTAAAGACAGTACTATCAAGTTTGAAGGATATCTCAACAGTTGCAAAGTTGTTAGTATTGACGGAACGAATTATAGAGTTTATCCAGGAGCGAACAGAATTAAGCTTACATTGACTACAGATAAAAATGTAAAGATACCTAGTTCATCAAAACAAAAGGCTTTTGATAAATACACAGAATTTCTTGAAATTATAAAAGGGTAG